GGAGACCTTCTTTATTGGAACCCCGCAGCAGGAGATGGGGGTGAGTGGGACATCCTTTCGGCCCCAACAAATAACGGGGCCATTATTTATTGGGTGAATGGGAGTGGTTGGAATTTTATTAATCCACCTTCTGTAGGAACAGAACCCTATGAACGATTTTTATACTGGAATACAAGTTCTGATTCTTGGCAATTTGCAGAAGTTAAAGAGTTTGATATTTGCGAAAACGGACAACCTAAAACTTACAAAATACCAGCCATTCCAGTTCCTTAATAGTTTATGGCGAGCGTACGAAATTTTGGTTTGTTTCCTTGGTGTTACGATCCAGAAGCAGTGGATACTCCAAATTATATTAATTTTAAAGGAACTCAAATTACTGAGTTGGCGGTTCCAATGTGGTGGAGAGTGAAAAAATGGTCTATGGATGTTACTGTCAATTACGGAGGCTCGCCTCCCAATATAGCCACAGGCAATTTTATAATGGATGTATCGGAATCACTTTCAGGATCACCCCAAACAGAAGCTGATCTTTTGTGCTTGGGTAGCAGTCATACATGGACTTTTGAACTAAACATCACTAATTCTCCTTTTTTTCAAACAACTCTAGATGTCGATATTGGGCCGATTCTTCTTTGGTATTTTGAAAGCGATGGAGCCACCAGCAATTTGGTTATTAATCCAATTGATACTTCGGGACAATCTGTTTCTGGCGAGTTAAAAATATTGTTTTTAAACAAACAATTTACCACGGATATTTATTCAGCAGATAACGCACTAGTAAGTGTTGACTCCACAATAACAGCTATCGAATATTGGCCCTACGACCCGCAAGACGGCGGAGGCCCGATCTATAATAGTTCTACTGGAGCGCAGATTAGGCCGTTTCCCAATTAAACTTTTGGCCTGACAAACTTAATGTCTCTGGTTTTTCCTCCGTAAAAAACCTTTTTCTTAACGGTCTCAAACTTTCCCTCGCGAACCATATTGTAGATTCGCGGACTTGAAAGACCCGTCTTTTGTGTGACCTGATCAACCGTTCTCCATCCATCGGCGTTCATCGCCTCGATGGTGGTCTTTTCGTTGTGGGTATCGAACGACTCCCAGACACTATCCCATGACGGGATTACAATTTTAGGAGAGGAGCCTTTTGTTCTACGAGTTTTGCTATGTGTTGTTTCCATGAGAATGTGCCTTTGTCTACGGTAAAAGTGATGAAGCCGAAGTCCACCTTACCAGAGCAACGTCTGGCTCCGAATTTGCTCCCTGCCCCCTGAAGGGCTGGGGTGGTCATGGCAATCCAGTCTGGCCCTCCCGCAAAGTTATGGTAGTGGACATGGCTACGAATCAAAACGTCAGCCTTGGTTTGCTCTCCCTCTGCTGCGAGAATAGAGTTCCAAAGGCGGTCTTTGGCCACTCCCGTATGCCGACTGTGAGGTAAGGACGAACTTCCTGCTGGATGGTGCTTAAGATCGAAGACGATTCCTTCGACTTCTACCCAAGCATGGTCGGTCACCGTAGCTCCGACTCGTTCTGCGATAATATTCTCCCAGTCCTCCCCATCACTTGAGGACACATGATACGGGGTTCCTCTAGTGATAACGATCTTGCAATTCTTGGACTTTGGAACCATGCGGATGATTTTTGTAGCCATATCCGACTGATCCTCCATATCAGGGGCCAGAAGCTCCGTAGAACCGCTTTTCTTGCCCTTTCCGTCCACCAGATCTCCATTAACAAAAACGATGTCGTAGGGGCCGTTGCGGGTGATCTCGCGGGCATACCATGTCCAGTGGGCTTTATTAATCTGTGCCCAAAGCGGGATTTCCCCGTTCTCGTCTTTTTCAGGTAACCAGCCTGTGGGGGTAAGCCCGACACGATGACCACAGTGGAAGTCCGATAGGACTGCTATTTTTTTGCTCATAAAGAGGTTGCTTGGTTGCAGAGATCTAAACACCGCGCATAGCCTATAATGTCTACACAACTATCCTTATGGCGGGGTGAGTTGGTGAGTCTGGAAAGTTTAACCGCGATCATGCACATGGCAATTTGTTGCGGGGTTACATTGGTTCCAAGAATAGCTCCCCACATTTTAGCTTGTTTGGTAAAGTCTTCAATCGGGCTTCCGTAGTCGGTCTGGCGATCATAGGAAGTAAGACGTTTGGCAATGTCGCACACATCTTCTTTGTCCAACCTAACCATAGAAGGGTAGAGGCGCAAGGGTTTTTCCAGCCATTGGGCTACGGCGACTTCCGCTCTGGCTCCCTTGGACTTCTCCCACTTGGGAAGGAGTACTAGCTCGTCGCATTCAAAGACCGCATCAATATCCCTTCGGGCACAGTCCTCAATGAACTTGCCGTCCATCTGAGAGTTGTGGGGGTCTAGTCCTAGCTCCTGATCCATTCTTGCAGGGTTAATAACCTTGTGCCCCGCCTTCAGCAAGGTCTCTTCGGCCTCAAAGAATGCGGGGTGATTAAGATTTTTGTGCCCGCGCATAGGGCCACAGATGTATACTGTAGTCATAGGTGTGTGTTGTGGTTAGTGGATTTGGATGCCGTAGTCGGCAATCAGATCGTAAAGAGTTTTCCTAACTTTTTCAATAGTTGTGCTATCCCAATCGGGATGAGAATTATGGCGAAGATGAGAGCGTAACTCATTGTCAAAATTGTCAAGAACAGCGCGAAAATCCCCTGCCTTGCAAGCATCTTCAAACTCCTGTCGCTCTTCTGGAAGGGTGAAGGATAGAGATCCATTAGCCATTGTATTAAGAGTCTTTGATGATCTTCTTCAGATCCCCGTCATCTAAATCGTCATCCCCCTCGTCCTCTTCTTGCCCGTAGAGGATGTCATGGATATTGGATACAATGCCTTCGATGGCGTAATCATTACCGAACTTGAGGAAAGCGTTTTTGGTTTCGGCCCCGTCCTGAAAAGTGGCAACGACAAAGCCCGAATCAAAGTACTCAACAAGATCCTTGGCCAATTTGTCCAAGACCTCTTGCAGTCTTTTGTCATGGGAAGCCATGAGTTTAGTCGATTTGTTCGCGGCAGTTCTTGCATGTCTTGATTACTCCGACATGGTGAACTTGGATTCGTTCAATATTTTCTGAGCCGCAATAGGGGCAAGTTTTGTTTTCGGGCTTGCGGTAGGTCTTTTTCTTTCGGGGACTGGGCTGCTCTTTCATTTGACTTTCGACTGATTGATCCTGATGTAACACCTTGCCAAAGAATGGTTTCTGCTCTTGAGCCAAACGCCGTCACCCGAATCACTGTCTCTGGTTCCGCGCTGGTTTGTATTACCCTCGACACAGTCAAACATTGTTTTGCTTGTGGCCACCACAATTCCCGTGTGAGAGAAGTCAAAGACCGCAATGTCCCCGACCTTGGGAGCTTTGGTATTGTAGATGACTTGGGTAGTGTTCGGGCGCTTCTTGGCCCATTCAATCAGTCCGAAAGCGGCAGCAGTCCTTGGACGCCATTTGCTGGGGGTCATAGTCTTTAGGCCAAGCCAAGAAACAACTTCTTTGTCATTGAGCCACTGAGCCACGCACCAATCAACAAACGCAGCACACCATGGCCAAGCTGCTGGTGCTAAGTTAGTTGCAGCTTGATACTCGCGGATTTTCTTGCCGCGATTGTTTCCACCAACTTCTTTAACTCCGACTTGCGAAAGCGCAATGTCTGCAAGTTTCTTTACCATTTGCACTGCCTCTTGCCGATATCCCAATTCCTAGAAATCCGCTCTACCTCCGATTCGGTAGGACTTGGCAATTTTTCCATCATAGCCCCGCTTGATTTGGATGCCAATTTTGAGGGAACTGAATAGACGGACAAGGAAACTTCTGCGATCTTCTTTAGGGGGGCTTGGGACGAGTATTGCTTTGAGGGTTTCATGGGATAATCTCATTTCTTCTTGCGGCGAACGGGCTTCTTGATGGCGATAGCCCGACGAACTTCAGTGTAGGTAATCGGCCCCGCCACCCCGTCCTCGTCAGTATGAACCAAGGCTTGGATCTTCTTCACACCCCTGACGTTCACCTCGTTGGTAACGTAGTTAACGATAGAGATAAGCAGGGCCACAATAAAGCCAGTAAGGCTGACCTGATCAACGGACTCAGCCAACTTGGGGTCAACCATGGCAAGACGGGAGACAATGGCGGCTACAGCCATAGCAATGAGGGGGGTGATGACTCCGCCCAGCTTGCTAACTAGAAATGCGAGGATTTTATCTTTCATTTGATTATTGCTCCAGCTTGTAGCGTTGAACCGCCGACTCAACAGTAAAACGAATCAGGGACTCAGAGGCGCTAACGCCCTGCTTTTTGGCAGCAGCAGTGAGTTTCTTGACTGCGGCTTCGCGCTTTTCGGCTCCCGTCTTGTCGGTGGAGGCCAACGATTGGACGATCTCCAAGGCAATCGGGAGAAGGACTGCCACCGAAGAGGAGGCAATTTCCCGAAGGACAGGAAGGAAGAAGTTGAAGACATTGGAGGTAATCCCCCAAATTTTGGCAAAGAATGATTTCATAGATTTAAAGCTAGACTAGAATCCTTTGGATTTCAAGTAATCTTCGATTCTTTTTGTGCGCTCGTCAATTCGGGCCAAGGTCTCAGATCTCTCTTGATTTTCCTTATTGATCATTTCAATCCGCGCATCCTGTTTAGCATCATTGGTTTGGATGTGCCTCATCTGCTCTGGAAGGACAATCCATCCATTAAGCGCCGAAAATAAAGTAATCATCAAAGCAACCCCCGCAATCAACTCGCTCATGGTAAGCTTTACTCCGCGCTCCATCCCTCTGCGTCTTGGAATTTCTTCAATGCTCATAGTGCAATAATAATTGAAGCCACTTGATAGCGCCAAGGCCAATCGATATATGTGGCTAGGTTTGCGGGGTTGCCCGTGTCTCCGCGATAGGTGGCGGCGATATGACCCAGAGCCTGTTTCTCGCTCCAGTCGGTAGTTCCAAGGCTCGATCCTGAAACTGCATCATAAATGGCCTTCCATGCATACTGTTTAGGTAGTCCAATATACGCTGCCTCATCTTTCGGTGCGCCTGCGGCTACGGCAATCTTGGCCCAGAGATAGCGTTCTGGGAGGGTGACGTAATCAGCGACCGACCCCGAACCCAACTCATTGACCAGCCATTGGGCAAGCATGTACCTTCGGGGCTGATCCGCCGCCGAAGCAAAAGTAGCGTTTAAAGTAGGGAGAGCCATAGCCTATGGTCTCCGTCCTTTAAGCCATGCCCATGATACGCTCGCCCATGCCAGCCATAGGAGCAGCGGCTTCCATTTCGTCAGCGGCCTCGTCCTCCATCTCGTCTTTGTCTTCGGCCTCTTCAGCCGCGATCTCGACGCCAGCAATCATGGTCGGGACAAGGGAGTCGCCTTCAACACGGAAGGTTACCAACTCTTCAAAAGTTTGGCCATCTTCGGTTTCGGCGGGGAGCGTATAATCGGAGGGAATCGGAATTTTCATAAAAGTAATAAGGTTAGTTATTTGAGACTAGTTTAGATTAAATTAATAGTCAAGCAGCATCCTTGAAGTATTCTGGAAAATATTCGCGTTCGGCTTTTTCGCGAGCAGCTATAGCCAAATCAAGATCTGTAAATGTTCCAATATGTTTAACTCTGCCATCAACTGTGATGGTTGCTCTCCATTTTCCTTTAAATTTTGTAACTCCAGTTTTTCCAGATGAGTTGTTCCCGCCAGTTCTTCTCAGCGTCCTTGGAAGGCTTTTATAAGGCTGTATTTTTGCCTCTTCTGGCAAGGATGTATTCTCGCGGGCAAACTCGCCATAATGCTCTTTTACGGCCCGATCCCGCACATAGATGGCCTCCTCAAGCGTTCGATACCGACCAAGCGATTTGCGCTTCCTGTCAATATTGACGTATACCTGATACTTCTCTCTATCTGGACACCAGCTAATACCCTTATGTCCACTGGTGTTATCTGATCGTTTTGATGTATTGAGCAGATTTTGAGATGGCGTAACAAACCTAAGATTATTGCGAGAATTGTTTAATCCGTTTCCATCAATATGATCTACCGTTTGTCCAAATTCGGCGTTCATAACCAATCTGTGCATATAAACAGTTTTTCCAAAATGACTGCTTGTTGCGTATGGTGTTTTTGATTTTCCAAGGTAAGCAGAATTCCACTTGTATTGATTGATTTTATCGAAGTCTTGTTCGTCTATGATTGCCGTGCCGTGTTTGAGTTGGATGTATTTGTTCATAAATAGTTAGGGCTGGCAGGATAACCTACCAGCCCCAACTTGTCAAACCGTTTTTGGTTATTTATTAACTAGACTCACACGAGGTATCCGTAGCCTGACCCAGACGGACAGGCCACTAGATCCGATGCAAGATTACACCGCAAATGAAGGATGTAATAGCCGAACTCAGGGAAGATCTGCTTCGCCGCGCAAGCCATCTTGGCGCGCCAGTAACCGCTGTTTTTGTCAGGGTTGCAGTTCTTGTCGTACTCGTTGATCCAGCGGAAGTCTCCGCGATAGTTCTGAGCATCATAGACAAGTTTGCCAACCTTGAGGTTAGGATTCGGGACAAGCCACTCAACAGCCTTCGGATGGAAGACAACCGTGGTGGTGTACTTCGCAGCCTTGTAGGCGGGGTTGATGATGAACTTGGTACCCTTGGTTGCACCAGTCGTGGAGACATAGGGAGCAACTTCGGTATAACCACCAGAACCGTTGTCGTTGAAACGTTTCGGGAACGGACGGCTATGGAACACGAATCCACCGTAAGCCTTCTTAGGCAACAGCGAGGAGCCGTTGGCACCAAGCAGATCGTTAACACGATCACTCCAACGGATATCCTGACGGACATCTTCGTTGAGTTTGATCAAGTTCTCAATCGTGGCGCGTTCGGCAAACACGTTGAACACGGGCGAGCCGTCATCGGTCACCGCATCACCGTCATCACCAGCGTTGTTCTGGTAGAGACGATCATAGAGTTCGCGAAGGACGCCAACCGTGAGAACGGAGGTCGGGTTCGGCAAGGAACCAAACGAGCTTCCCGTGGTCTCAGCGAGGCCAGCCTCGACAGAAACTTTGGTAACAGCCTCGTAGTAGTCGTTGTCGTAACGCTCGATCCACTCCTTGTTGACGTTGTCGGCAAGGATTTTGATGTAGTTGTTGACATCATCAATCGGGAAAGCCGAAGTGCGAACGTCTTCCAAGCAGATCCAATCCGACTCAATCGCCTGATGGCGGAGCGAGAAGGTCTTCTGATCGAAGGCGTAGCCGACTTTCTTGACGGGAGCCAAGCAGGAGTTGTCCTGACCAGCTTCGCCAGTGACGCCAATAACTTCCCAGCCGCTGCCAGTGGCAACCGTGCGCTGGGCGATGGTGTTGGTGATCGTTTTGCCCATGTTGTCGGGGAAAGCCGACTGGGTGACAAAACGCAGATAGGGGTCTTTATAAAGACCCAAACGATGAGTACCAAGGGCAATGCGTCCAGTCTCTCTCTGGAAATTGTCATTGATGCTCTCGCAAGTAGTAGCAGTTTGTGCTGACATATTAGTTTATTTCTATTTGGTTTAAGGGTTAGGTTTGATATCAAGGCATAGAATGCCCGTCTATCGGTTGATTTTCTGGGCCGCGACCAGAGATTTACGGCTACAAATTTTGAAGGCTAACCCGCCAGCGAGGCATCCGCGACCAACTCGGATTTAAGTCTTGGTGGGAAGTTATTACGTTTCCCTAAAGTTGTCAATAGCAGAATTTTTAGTAACTTAAATTCTTAAACTAATAAGAAAGACGATCTATTTCTTTTTGAAGAGCAGCAATTCCCGACATATATGCAGATGTGCTCATTCCGCCGCTTGAAACCGCTTGTTTCTTTTTCATGTTAAGTTCAGCAGTAAGCTCTGCTATTTTTCGTTTTCTGTCTTGGCTGGCTTCGGACAATTCACTTTCTTTTTTAAGATTTGATAAATTAAATCCTGCCGTATCCAATTCTATTTGCCTTCTTTTTGCAAAATCAGACTTAGCCTGACTCATAGAGCTACTTGCTGGCTGGCCAAGAGAAGACGTTCCAAGTGATAACGTATTTTTTTTGATAAAACTGTCCCAAGGTTGCATATTTTGTATTCTAATACATTTTAATCGTTTGTCAATAGCTTGGTTTTAGCGGAAAATAGTTTTTCCGAAATTCATCAAACTATCCACATCCTCATCTTCTTCGCTGGAATCTGTTTCAGTTGCCTTGCCAAGACTTGGAGTAGCTCCAACCAGTCCTTCCAGTTGGGTTTTGAGTTCTTTGATTTCGGCGTCCTTGGACTCGTTAACCTTCTGCAATTGGGCAGAATAGTGGTTGATGGCGCTTTCAAGGAAGGGGACAACAGCAGCCCGCGCAAGAATGGCGCTTCGGTCTTCGACACTCAAACGATCCAGATTTGTTTCTGCGGCGTTTTTCTTGGCACTACGGATACTACCATTCCATTCATCCTGCCCATCAATTTCCTGAAGGAAATTGTAGCGGTCTTCCAGATTTGTCCAAGTTTTGGCCGTGAAGGCTTTCTGGAGCCGTTGGTCGTTTTCGATAAACTCCTGTTCGGATTGGGCCTTGCGGGCGGATTCGGCCTCGGAAAGGGATTCGGCCTCCTTCTGGAACCTCTCATGGTATTGAGCTAGTTCATGGTATTTATCGGCCATCTTGACGATGGACAACTGTTCCATGCGCTTAAAGTCGCTGGTCAGGTCTTCCAAGGAGTCGATACGCTTGCGGGCATCGGGCTCAGTGATGGCTTGCCAGAGTTTAGAAAAGTCTGCGTCATTAGCTTCTGCAATGGCTTTCAAATCGCCCTGAAGGCCACTCAGGGGCTTTTTGATGGTTTCGACGTATTCGGGGCTTCGTTCAAAGTTTGCGGTCTTTAGCTCGCGATTAAGCTCTGCCATGCGAGTTTTGTAGCCTTCTAGTTCTTCCTGAAGGCTTTTGACTGTTTCGCCCTCATATTTGCCAACCTTTTCTTTGGTGGCATCCAATTCGGCTTTCAAGCGATCCCGCTCCTCGCGGGCTTTTTTCATTTCGCTTTTGATCTCTTTCCAGCTTGAGACACCCTTCTCAGAATCATCACCTTCAGGCTTGTCAGAAATGGGCTTGTCGGCAAAGTGGGGGTTTAGCGGGAGATCATCATCTGAGGTATTTTCATTTGATTTCTCTGTAGTGTTCTCCGAAGACACTTCCTTGGTAATATCAGCAACCTTCTTCTCTACCTCTTCCTTGGTTGCCTTGGATTTGGATTCCGCTTTAACGGGAGCTTTTTTCTCCGCCTTGGGAGTTTCCTCTTTCGGGGTTTCGGCTGCGGGCTTGGGCTCTTCTTGCTGGGTTTCGGGTGCAGGGGTTTCATTGGGTTGAACTTCGGGGGCGGGTTCTGCATTAGCCCCTCCAAAAATAGTTCCCGCGAAGTCTGCGTCACCCGTAAGGGCAGAGTTGAGTATATTAGCCATAAGTTATATTAGTTGGTTTCTTCTGAAATTATATGAGAGAATGGTTCTGGCAAGTCAAATTTAGGTTTATTTACCTGTCCCTGACCCAAGGTATCAATGAGATCCACAACCTCTTGACTGCCCTCATAAAAACCCGCGCTCTTAATGAACACTGGCGACAGATCAAACCCTTGGGCCACAGGGCTGCTACTCCGCCTTGGGCGCACTCGCTTAGATATGAACTTAAGCCCTTTTTGCATATGGGGCATTGCCCAAGTTTTGGCCCATTCACGCGAATCCTGATCTGTCCAATCCATTAATAAGTCCTAACTATACGCAGATTATAACTTTGTCTAGTATAAATATCTTAAAAATTAAGCTGTTTGTGCAGCCATCGGGGGTCTACCTGCGGGCCTAGCGGTTTTCTCAAGAATAGAACTGCGGGTTTTAAGATCGTTAAGAGCCATCTGCTGACGAATAGTCTCCATCTTCTGCTGATGGGTTTCTTGGTTCATCATGCGTTTTTCCTGCATTTCTGCCAACTTGAGTTGCGCTTTTTGCATTTCCATCTCCATCTTGGGATCAATCTGTCCTTGCGGGGCTTGCATTGCGGCTTCTTGCGCTTGGCTCTGTTGGGCCATCGCACGATTGATGACTTGTTGTTCAAGCTCATCGATGTAAGCAGTGAGGTTTTGGAGTTGGCGTTTGAGTTCGCGGACTTCCTGCGCCCGATAGCTATTGTTAGAGAAGAAGACAAGGTGTTCGGTCACATGGTCAGAAGCGGGGCGCAAGATCTGCATTGCCTGCTCATCAGGAATCTGTTGTTGGCGATGGGCCTCAATGATTTCGGCAATCATCGGGATATGGGCCTCAATATGCACAGCATGGTTCTGGCTATCGTGAACCATCTGCGGAATGCCCTGACGTAGGTTGCCATTCTCAAGATTAGCGATGTCAAAGTCCACCACACGGCGCGGGCCTTTGTCGGAAACGAAGAGATTGACCTTCTGCCAACCCACACCAGAGATGCCAGCAATGACGGAACGCAGGGTGTTTTCTTTGCCCTTCTCATCCATCAAGGAATAAAGCTCCATGAGTTGCTTGCTTGCCATTTCGGTCATAACGGGGCTTCCATCACCCATGGCACGAAATGCCGTGACCTTAAGGAATTGGCGCATACGCTCAATAGAAACTCCTCGACGCGCACAACGGCGGCGGAATTCAAGGGCAAGTTGCCCACCCTTGTCATTGGCCGTAAGGAGCGGATTAACCGCCCTGCGGTATTGCTCTGTCAGAAGCTTGTTGTAAGGAGTATAAAATAGTTCTAGTGCTGCGGCGTTGAGCGTTGACTCTTGGCGGGCTTGCTGGACAACTTCCGTGGCAGAACGGGCTTGGCCGTCTGGAGTAGCCTGACGCGAACGATAGCTACCCGTGTTATTCTGCAACACTTGGCTCATAAGATTGTAGACAGGAAGACCCTGAGTAGCAATCGACGGAGGTTGAAGCTGGATCGGGGTCAGTCCGCTAGGGATGAACGTGTAAGGCCCGACTTCGATATACTGAAAGTCTTGGATCGCTTCGGCGTCACCCTGCAACTGGATAAGTCCAGAGGTAATGGCGGCTTGAGCCGACTGACAGAGAACCCTGTTGGAAATTTGGATCTGGTTGTAGATCTTCTGCTTGAGTCCGCGAATCGTATGGAAGGTGCCCTGACCAACTCCATAGGTGAAGATGACAAAGCACTGGTTTACATTGCCGTAGCGGGAATAGCGTTCGTAGAGGAAATCCGAAGAATCGCGGGAGCCAATAAGCTGGGTGAACTTACCATCAAATTCGCGATTGTAGCCGTAGATTAGCTGTGCGCGGTGGTAGGCTGATTCCCCAGCATAAAGGTCATTCTCCTTGATTTCGCGCTCAAAGTCCTCCCAATGGGCGGTATAGTTCTTCCATTGGTCGCGCTTGGTCGAAGCCTTCCAGATGGCCTGTTTTACGGCATTGAGATTCCAGCCCAGTTCTTTCGCGGCTTTGGGATTGCGGATATAGCGGTAAAGCTCGCTTACACTCATGGAGCGCTGAACGATGGCCACTTCGATAGATTCGTCTGATACTTTGGTATCGCGGGCTATTTTGAAGTCTTTGAGTCCACAGGGCTCCCAGAAAATGGAGCGCTCGTCAGGCCACATGGCAACCCCAACCCCGTCACCCACAAATTCACGGGAAAGAAGCTGCATGTTATAGGCATGGTCGCTCCACTCCTTAAGCATCCAGTCGAATTCTTCAGAGATAATTTCAGAGTCCTCGTTAGAATCCCCATCATAGGAATTCATAATGACGTTGGCGATGCGGGGTACTCCGTTCTGAAGTTCGATATACGGAGCCAAGGCGGATTCCATTATGGCATTGGCTTCCCCGAAGTTGGCATTGACCACATGGGTCAGCCCCTTACTCTTTAGTTCTTCGGCATCATATGGGGCTTCGCCGTTGACTAGGGCTTGCGCCCGCGCCCGAAGATACGCCGCATCCTCATCTTGTTCGATATACTTGTTGGCAATCGCCACAAGGCTATCCGATGATTTGATCCTTTTTTTCGGGGGACTACCACTCTCTGGTAGATTTTCCAGTTCTGCGTTACCTGTTGCCATTAAAGTAGAAAGTTTAGATTAGTTGTTGGTTTAAGTCAATTACGGATACCAGTCAGCCCATGCTCCACGCAGGATGACTTCGTTGTTGCTTACCGATGAGGCGCGAAGATTCACATCAAATTGAACGTCAGAACCGTTGTTGAATGTCCAACGCGCCGTTTCCGTAAATCCCTCGCCTTTTAAAATGGCAAAGCCTTCGTGTGAATTTGTCGATGTGCCATAGACAATGGACTCCAAAATCCATTCGCCCGAATTGGTGGTTGATAGGTCAATTTGGTTACCAGCCATATCCAACACAATGCGCTTTTCGTTTGTGTTGTTGGCTAAAGATCCGACGAAAGTAGCTTTCCATCGAGAACCTGACGTTGCCAACAATCCACCAAGGATATTAAGAGTCCGCAGGGTCATCAGGTTTGTTGTGTTGGTATTGGAGTTAGCTGTTTGTTTCTGTTGAACGCTAACGGCACCAATATTAAAAAACTGGTTGGTTCCAGATTTGCTTCGCACCAGTCCGTTGACCAAAATATTGCCGTCAAACCACGCCTTGCTATTGGTGGACAAATCAGAAATACGAGAAAGCGGATTGGTAGAAACAATTAGCCTTGTGGAAAAATCGCCATAGCCCCGCGAAAGATTGACCAATTCTTCAGAATATGGTTGCGCCCACTGAGATTGAAGAGCTTGTGAATTTGCCCACACCCTATGAAATCTATTGGTCTGATTGTTGGTTGAATAAAAACTTTCAAAAGTAAAATAAGGTCCAACGACTTCGGAAATTAGCGGATGAGTGACATTAAATTGCTTTCCAGCATAAGACAAATAGAGCGTGTCTCCTTCAATTTGACCATTTACCCTGTGCCTAGTTCCCGTTGCCAGCGGTGTTACGTTGGCAAAATTGGTAGTTATAATTGGAATAAACCCGCCAACTCCATTGGTGGAAACGTCTACGCCTAGAGTCCAGCTACTCATTACAATGTGCAATATTCTTCCAATCCAAACAGTGTCGGGCTGTATCAGAATGACAACTTGATTTAGTGCCGAGTCCTGATCGAACTCAAACTCCGCTCCAAAATTGTAAACAGGACGATCAAGCTGAGATGTGAGATACCAAATTTCGCCATTGGTGCTGGATACAGTTCCATTACTGACAAAGAGAGGACTGCTGTAGTTAGTCGATCCCCAGCGCATGGTATAAGCCCCGCCCTTCAGCGGGACAAAACCATCGCCAACAACGGTCCCATTGGTGTATCGGCTGAAATCGTCGTAAAAGTCCGCGTGAAACTGGCCCGCAAAAGTGTTGCTGATGCCGAGGTTACCACGCGCCGTCTCAGCATTGGTCGTGCCGACAAAGCCAGACAACCCAGCCGCCGAGCCGTTGGTGTTGAGCTTGCCCGCCAGCGCATTAGATAGCCCAGCCACGTTGCTTTGCTGGATAACTAAATTGGTTGGGCTAACCACTACGCCATTGGTGTGCATCACGGTCTCCCGCTGACCGTTGGACACCGAAATAAGGGCAATTAAAAATATAAAAAAGTATTTCATGGTACAATTTCTTCTATAAGCTGTCCTTCTGTTCCCGCCCTAAAGCGATGACGAACTCCATTGGAATCCCGAAAGATAATACCTTTGGTTGGATTGGTGATTTCAATGTCATCACTCCCCACCTTGAAGGCAGCATCATCTCCTTCCGCATAGGTTCCTGCGGTAGTGCCAGCCACTACTGGTAATGGATAATATGCAGAGAGGGAGGCCATTGACTATTTAGTATATCTGGATTCGGGATTTGGGGCTACCATTATGTTTCGGGGTTCGGGCTGGCGAGGTCGGCCACAGCCTCCGCGCTGGCCTGCTCGTAGCTGCACGGCGGAAGATCAAACGTGCGCGGGGTCGGATCAACTGAGGCAATCAGCATCGCCTCCATCCACGCTTTAAGCGCCGTCATATTCGCGCCGAGCGGCTTGCCTGCTTGCTGCAAGGCAAACTCAAACCGCTGGAGGGCGGAAACTTGCATCGCGGAGAAGTGCATCGAAGTCCATGCTTCGGGCGAGTAGGTCGGCAACGGCGCAGGCGTTCCCTCAACCCATTGCCTCTCAACCCGATCCTCAAACCACACCACATTCGGCTCCCATGCGCCTTCGGGTTTCGGGATTTTGACCAGCGGCACTACGGATTCGCCCTCTGGCACATCTCGCCAGTTGCCTTCGTCATCCGTAAGCAGGCTGACGAGTTGCTGGCTCGGCACAAGGCCGACTGTGAACATTTGATTAGGTTCCATAAGCTACCTCCACGGCGTCCACGCTGGCGACCCAGCGCCACGTTTCGGATGTGATTCCAGTTGGGCGAATGCGGATGTAGTCGCCTGCGTCCACTGTTGCGACTTCCAGAGATGTCGATGAGGCGTTGTCCGTGCCGATAGTTACTGGCGCAAACACTTCACTGCTCGTTCCCGCCACATTCTTCGCCGCATACTGCCGCTCGTAGGTGGCGACTACTGCGCCGTCCGATTTCACGCCGACCACTTTGATGTTGCAGAAAATAACCTTGCCGCTGGGAATCGTCAGATAGGTGGTGCTGCCATCCAGCGCCATCTCGACGGCGGCGTTGGTAGTGGTTTTGCAGCGCAGGACGGCGCGGATGCGTTGTGCGTCTCCATCTGCGGCGAAAAAGCCAGCAGAGTGCGCCAATAGTGCGTATCTGTTGGCAACGGCGCGAATACCGAGCGCGGATGAATAGGCAGAAGAAGCGGTCATGCTTCTTCCCCCAATACAGATTGCCGACTCGCCCGAAGCCGTATTGAACGCACCGCCGATACAACTTGCGTAGTCATTCGATGAGGCCAAGTTGTTACGGCCAATAGCCACACTCCCAAATGCTGATGAAGTCGCACCGAGTCCCATCGCAATCGCATCCGTGCTGCTTGCCGTAGAGGTGCGGCCCACGGCAAATGAGTATTCACCCGAAGCAACTTGCGTTGCCGACGAGCGATTCATCTGCAAATCAACCGATTGCGCGCCTCTGGCATTGCCGCCCGTGGCGCTTCCGTCTGGCTGCGGCCCCAGCATAAACGCGCCAGTGCCTTTAGGGCTTACCACCAGCGCCGAGTTGGTATCGCTGGCGACATTGGACACGCGCACCAATGTCTGCACGGCATGGCCCGTGAGCAGGGTTGCCCCCGTGATGTTGGTCGTGAAAAGCGAGGCCGAGCCGCCGTCCGTGGTGGACAACTGGAAGGTCGCTCCGCTGGCGTTGATGACGAAGTAGTTCGTCGTGGTGTTAAGGCCACTGCCGCCAGTCAAGGCCGTAAAGCGCACCCGCTGGCCGTTGGCGAAGGCCGAGCCTGTGGCCGTGATAATGTCGGTGCCAGCATCGCCTGTGACGCTGGTGAAGGCGGTCACTGCGTCTTCGATGACGAGGCCGCTGGCCTGCAACGTGCTGCCCCCCGTGCCGTCACTCCGCAAAATAGAATTGTCGGTGGAGCCTGTGCCGCCGCCGATGCCTCCAGCCGCCGCCGCCCACTTCACTCCCAAAGTCTCAGCCGAATCGACTGTCAGCACATGGCCGTTGGTGCCTCCGACTGCCAGCCGTGCCGCCGTATCCGCTGCCGAGGCCACGATGAGGTCGCCTTTGGCATCGAGGAGGGTTGCAGGGATGCCCGCGCTGACTGTGGAAGAAAGCTCCCCCCCCGCCAACGAAAGGCCCGAGCCGATTTGGATTTCCTCCACCGCCCCTGTGCTGGCCGTTGTCCTTCCCAAAATTCTTGCGGTGGCTTGGGTTAGGCCCGATGTGGTTATTGAACCAGAGGCGGCTGCGCCGAGGTTGGTGCGGGTGGTAGATGCGTCTGTTGCCGCGCTGGTCACGCCGACAAAACTAAGTGCGCTTCCAAGTCCTATGGGGTTGCCTGTTGTTCCAACAATGACGCCAGCTTCGGCGTCAATAGCAAAACCGCTAGAATGCTGGAGTCCGCCGCTAGTAATTTCCCAGCCATCGCCTATCGAACCAAATGTTGCTCCTACAAACTGTGGAGAGTCATCCGTATTCAACGACTGATCAAAAATCTCATCCGCGCCTTCGGGGAGGTGACTTGCAGCATGAAGATTCGGGTCGCGGTCATCCGAAAGCCGCGCATCGTTCCCCTCGCAAAAGCTCCCTGCCGCCGTGCCGAAAGAACCCGCCTCGACTACGCCGTTTGTGCCTGTTTTGAGCGGGAGGTTGGCGGTGGTGCCGATCTTTCCGTCGTTGGTTAGGTTGCCGTGGGTGTGGGAAAGTGGCGTCCTTGCGTCACTTAGGCGAGCATCGTTACCTTGACAGGCGGTTCCAGCCGAAGATCCGTAGCTGACCGTGAGCGTTCTATTGGCCGTAAGATCTCCTCCACCCGTAAGCCCTGTTCCTGCGCTAATAGATCGGCTTGTTGGCACACCCCCGATATTAGTTAGTGCGGTTGCGGGGTTGCTAACATCACTGAGATTGTTTGCCTCAAGAAGTGCCCCTTGTGCCGTCAAGAGCCCGCCAACATTAATTGTCCAAGCCGTAAATGGCCCGCCAGTTCCTTCTACGCTCTCTACATTGACTACCAGCGTTGTTCCAGAGTAGCTGGTGACAATCGCATGCATGTGTTTGTTTGTTGGATCTAGATCATAGACAATCGTAACATCTTGGGTAGCTGTGTAGCTGAGTCCCGACTGGACAGTAAATGTTTTAGATCCCGTAGTAAGCGAATGAGAAGATGTGCTTGTTGTGAGGTATCGGTCTCCGCGATTTGCCAGCGTAAATGCCGTAGTAGCAATCTGAGTGGTATTAGTTCCAGCAGATGCTGTCGGGGCTGTCGGGGTGCCAGTAAGCGCGGGCGATTCCAGATTAGCTTTTAGATCTAGTGCTGTTTGCGTTGCGGTAGATACGGGCTTGTTGGCATCAGACGTATTGTCAACATTGCTTAATCCGACATCAGACTTTGTGGCGGAAGCTCCAACAGTTGCCCGACCCTTGGCATCAACCGTTACCTTAGTATAAGTTCCCGCGCTAACCCCTGAAGTTGTTAGGGTAGGATTGGGGTAGGTTCCCGCAAGGTCTCCGCCTGCTGGGCCGCTAGGTGCTGTAGAGATGGTTCCCCATTCGGGGGCCGTAGCCCCGCTGTTTACCTTTAGGACTTGGCCCGCTGTGCCGATAGGAAGCCTCTCGTTGACCAATGGGCCTCGATAGAGGGTATCACCTTGATTCGTTAGTATAGATTCCCCTCCACCTCCAGAAGTGCCATAGCGAGGAAGGATCTGCCATCCACGGGTTGCCCCCGTATAGATCATCGTGAAGTAGGCTCCCTCGACGTTACAGATGAGGTTTTCTTCCAGACTTTCGATTCTTTGTCCGTTTCGGGCGATGGTCAGTGGATTAGTGTCGAAGGTCTCCGAGTAATCGAAGATATCGATGGAATCACCAGCATTCGGGCTTGCGGGCAAAGTCAGAGTGAAGCTACCGCCCGAAGTATCGGCTGCGATGTTCTGCGAGTTAGAGAGCGTCTGTGGGCTGGAGACTACCGTGTAGTTGATATTGGCTTGCGGGCCACTAGGCCCAGCAGGGCCGCGCTCCACCACCTCAATAATCTCAATCTCCCTCTCTGTAATCTCAATGACCTCTTGGCTCATCGGGCAATCTCCTGATAGACTTTAGCCTTACCTGTAGCAAATGCGATGTAGGTATAGCCGAGGTAGAGTTCGATTTCGTAGACGTTGTCGCCTGCTGTGAGGTTTGCGGCCTGTGTGGCGGTGATTTCGATTTCGATGGTGCCCGCTGCCCCGCCGAGCGTAATCCCGCTTCCAGAGGTCAATGTGAGCAAAGTGGCACTATCCTTGGCACACTCCCGAATGACCATGTTGGCTCCGTAGCCCGAAAGATTGACTGGGACATTGGACTTCCCCTTGCAGGACTTGGTCAGATAACGAAACTTCGCCGTCCAAGTTTTTCCTTGGACGATTTCAATATCTCTCTCAAGTCTCCAGTAGTTGGTCATTTATACAGTGGAACACGGAAGCTGACATTACTGCCATTTGTAATGACATGGACTTCCATCCAAGCGACATGGCTGTTGAAACTTCCCCCATTTGTCGGGTTAGAATTTGTGGCAAACACTGCTGCTTGGAAGTTGGCATTATTGGTATTGGTGAGGGCTGGGAGCGGGATACCGAGGTTTGTGCGGGTGGTGGCGGTGATACCAGAATGACCAAAGCTAATTCCATCTCCATCAATAATAATGGTATTACTTGAAGATCCAGCTTCAAGTGCCGTAGATGCAACTACCACAGCAAATCCAACCGAATCG